TGGAAAGCGTCAGATGAGCTTTCCTTGGTTGCTAACAGGTTTAATATTGGTACTAAGTTTTGGTGGGAAATCACAGACATTAACCCGGAGATCTTAGATCCATTTGATATTGTTCCTGGAACTGTAATTAGGATCCCTTATGGAAACTAATCTTGTTAATACCTTTAAAACTTTTGCCTGGATAGCGAATACGGCAGGAAGTTCTTTTACAGTAGCCTTTCCTAAGGCTCCTGATATGGACCTTATCTTGGTCGGCGCTGAGCTACATCAAGACATGGAGTCCCACGATAGGTTAGTTCTCCATTTTAAAGGCACCCCACTTCTTAAAAGAAGTGCCCTTGCTGGAGGAGATCCTGTTATCTTTACTATCACTGGCGGTGATAAAAGTAAGACTACTTGGTATGGCTATATAAACCACGCCTATCAGAACAACGGCATGCAGGGCGGAAACACTGACGTGGTATGTATTGGGGCTAGCTGGGTGTTTAAAGATACAGATCAATCTATCTATAAGAACTTAACTTCAGATCAGGTAGTTACCCGAATCTGTGCAAAGCACGGCTTTACCGCCGTTACTCAGCGTGATCCACGAGTAAGAGATACTGTTGTACAGGCAGGTCAAAGTGACTGGCAAGTTCTTCGTAGGCTTGCTAAGCAAAGTGGATTTGCCCTCAGAGCAGAGAACACGACTCTGTTCTACATGTCTAAAGATAAGATCTACCAGTCGTTAAAAAACTCTGCTGCTTATTTTATTTATGTATCTAATGAGGTAGGCGGAGTAGTAGTGCCTGCTGTTCGTGCTCTTGGAACAATAACTCATTTTGAGCCGCATATTTCAGACCAAGCCCCTGAGGCTGGCGTCCGTGTTGACCGAGTTATTACTGGGGTAAATAAAAACACAGGTACGGTTATCAAAACCAAGCACGCCTATACTCCTTCTAAAAAGGGAACAAAGGGAGTTGTCACACCATCTCCGGGGTACTTCCTCAAATGACTAACTTTTCTAATGATGCATCTACTGCTGCACAAGCTATCTTTAAAAAACATCATGTACAAGACTCTTCAAACAGCTTAGCTGAATCCAAGCAGATTGCTGACGGCTACTCTGAAAACCACAAGTGGCAGCACAGGGCTAGCGTTACGGTTGTAGGCACTCCTGATCTACGACCATACGACCCTATCTATCTTGATGGGCTGCCAAACGGCATGTCGGGATACTGGACCATTCTTTCTGCCGTTCACGTGTTTGGTGGTTCGCCAGCTAACTACATGGTGATGCTTGAGGTTGGAACGGATTTGCTTGGGGATACAAACCCAAATGCCTCTGCCTTTTCTAGAACTAGGGATGTTCAAGCAGAGCTTTCAGGCCAGGCTCTTGTTCAACAAGATGTGGTGATTGTTAATGCGCAGACATCTCCTAATGCAAATTCATTTGATCTTAATACTGGAACTACCCCATCTACGGCAGTCAATACTCCTTCTCCTGTAGGGGTACCTACTGTGCCAAAATCAACCTTGGTTATTGCTCCTCCTAAAGCAAGCGTAGCAAAACTTAAGGTACAATATAAATCTAAGAAGAAGAAAGGTTCGGTAAAATGATAGAGACCGAGTATGGGTTTGACCCTCAGGGTCGTCTACGCATGCCTGGAATCTATTCTGCTACCGTTGTAGATAACAAGGATCCTCTAGGCAGAGGAGCTTTAAAGCTTCAGATTCACCAGACAACTTCTACCCAGATCACTAACTGGGTTCCTGGATGCTTTCCTGTAACGGACACTTCATACCATCCTGACCATAAAGCTCATCTAGCCTCTGATATTGCCAACATGCTCACTACTCAAAGCACTACAGCATCAGATCCACAAGGAGGCACAGTAACTATACCTGCCCTTACTGTTGTAGCAAAGAACTCTTCGTACCAGCTAAACCACGCTCACGTACCAACCACGAAGAGCATGCTTAAGACCAGCCCACAAAACATCTCTACAATAACTACTACCACTCAAACAGGGTCAGACTCACTTGAAGCCAGCAAGTATGCTAACGGCACTACTGCTCCTAGTCAGACCGGCACTGTAAGCAGCGATATGGTCAACCCTACTACCCCCGAGCACACTTTTCATAGAACCGTCCCAGCCATAGGCCAGCTTATTTGGGTTATGTTTATTGGTGGGGATCCTGACAAACCTGTATGGATGGGAGTCCAAGGATGACTACACAAGTCGCTATTTCATGGCCATATACCTATAGCCCGTCTGGAGTTGTAGCTACAACTACCGATAGTGCTAAGATATACTTAGACAGAGCGCTTACTCTTTTGTCTACAAATATTGGTCAACGCCCTATGCTTCCCTCTTACGGGGTCGACTGGAGCAAATCCTTTTTTGAACATGATGGTAACGCCAGGGTTGCTATCGAGTCCGCTATAAGAAGCTCTGTGGCTGTATGGCTGCCCCAAATAAAAGTAAGCAGTGTTGAATTTATCTTTGATAATAATTCTGGCGTAGAAAGCGTAAAGGTTAACCTTATACTTCCAGACAACACTACGGCTTCTTTACCTATTAACTTAGCAACACTATCTACTGACGGAACCATAAAGGGATAAGAATGACATACTCAATCGACTATACCTCTAGAGATTTTGACTCTCTTAAAACAGATCTTATTGCCCTTATTGGCGCTAGGACTACCACCTCAGGTTACACCTGGGACCCTACAGACTACTCTGATTTGGGTAACGTTTTGGTAGAAGCATTCTCATACATGGGAGACATCATGTCTCACTATATTGATAGGGTTGCAAATGAGACCACAGTAGATACTGCAGTCCAAACCAATACCCTTCTTAACTTTGCAAACCTTGTTGACTATAAACCATCCGGTCCAACGCCTGCGTCTATCAGCGTAACCTTTACCAACAACAGCGTTAACTCTATTGACATCCCAGTTGGAACCCAGGTGATGGCCCCACTATCATACGGCCCATATACCCAGGTTTACTTTGAGACCACACAGTCTTATACAGGCCTTGCAGCCGGTGCCTCAACTACCTTGGCAGCTCTTGAAGGCAAGACAGTTAATACGGATCGCCCTGACCTTATTGACAGCACCTATAACAAGGCTTTGCCCGTTAACCTGGGCAACTCTGATGGAACTACTAACCAGTCATACACCGTCTTAGACCCTAACATCATTGATAGTTCTTTGATTGCCTATGTAGGTCAGAGTGCGGCGTTTACTCAATGGTCATATGTGGACTCTCTTCTTGAATGGGGAAGCACCGACTCTGTGTTTACCACATCAAAGAATGAAGATGGAACTACCAACATTGTTTTTGGTGACGGTGTAAACGGAGCTATCCCAGCCAACGGCCAGCTTATCAGTGCAACATACCGAGTAAGCGTAGGAGTTGCAGGAAACATTAAGTCTAACTCCATCACTGAATTGACATTTGTTCCAGGAAACCTGGACCCACAAGTGGTTACCTATCTTTCTGTTAGCAACTCTCTTCCTGCTACGGGAGGAGCCGATCCTGACAACATGTCTCAACTACGTGCCAAGATTAAGGCCGCCCTGTTTACTAGAGGACGTGCTGTGACTTTAGCTGACTATGCAAACCTAGCATTGATGACTCCACAAGTAGGAAAAGCAAAAGCTACCGCATCTGTTTACTCAGCGGTTAATTTATACATTCAGCCACAAAACGATAACTCAGCTACTCCGGGTTATCCTCAGGCCACATTAGTGTCTACAACCTCTGCTGCAGTTAGCACCGGAACTACAATCACATATACAACAACCTCAGCTCATGGATTTGCGGTTGGTGACAGTGTAAACATCTCCGGTCTTACTCCAGTAGGTTACAACCTAAGCAACGCCACAATTGCTACCGTTCCTACAACAACCTCATTTACCATCACTAACGCCTTAGCTGCCGGTAACAATACAAATACTAATGGCGGATATGTGGTAGATCTTACACCTACCGCTAACTTTACCGGCACCTTGACTCCTGCAGTAACTCAGTACATGTCAGATAAGATTCCAGCGGGCGTTAGCTTGACGGTATTGCCTCCTGTATATGTTCCAGTATACCTAAGCCTGACTGTTACAGTTCAATCTACGTATAAGAATGCTGATGCTAAGCTTGCTGTATATCAGGCTATGCTTGGTGCTGGCGGCTTGTTCTACTATGATAATAACGTATTTGGGGACGCTGTTACGTTGGCATCTGTAATCAATACTGTGTATAAAGCTTCTCCAGCTATTACAAATGTAAGCGTAACCCAGTTAAATATAAACAACGGTTCAACTGCTGCGGATATTACACTGGCCGCAAATCAAATCCCATTCTTAACAAATAACGCGTTGATTATCACTGCTACTGGTGGCATCTAAGGAGTAATAAATGACTAAGTACGGTACCAGTAGATATGGTTCTGGGTTTAAGTACGGCGAAACTACTTCGGTAAACGTCTACTATAACTCTGGGCTAACTGCATTTTCATATGACTACAACACTGTAAACCTATCATGGTCCAGATTTACTACCGACCCTGCTGACGGCACTGTGGGAAGCAGCTGGTACTGGAAGATTACTAAAAGCTATGTTGGAGTAGTTGATAATCCTGAAGATGCCGTATATGTTACAGGCGGTGTCTATGGTGGGTCGTCTGCTTCCTTCCAGTTAACCGCTACAGATATTGACTATGTAAACATTGGAAAAGAAGTAACCTATACTCTTTGGGTATTTACAGGGACAGTCTCAAGCGGTGGAACCGGCGTGTGGATTAACTGTGGTTCTAGCAGAGTAATTTTGTTAGGTCAAACAGATACACTTGCAAGACTTTCTTCTTGGGTGCCTAGAGCATGGTTGAACGATAACGGCGTTGCAGGTGATGCTGAAGGTGAAGCAAACAGTGATAATAGTTTAGAGCAAACTCTTTATGCTTTTTCTCTTGTATATGATATGTTCAGGGCAGAAACAAATCTTCTTACTAGGGTTTCTGACAACAACTATATCCCAGTAGCTATTGCAAATAAAAGAGTAACCGACTTTGGTTTTAACTATGAAATTTCTTTGGGTGACAGCTACAACCGTAGCCTAACTTCCTTGGGTTACTATATCGGTAAGTATCGAGGCACTGCCGCCGGTATCAACATCTATACCAACGGACTTACTCACTGGAACAATCAAGTAACTATTGGTCACAACCTGCTTCTAGACTATAACGATTCTTCTTTTGAAGAAAGTGTGGGAACCTGGACAGCTTCTTCTGGTACATGGGTTTCAGCAGCATATCCTACGGCCCCAACAACCCCACAGCCTCCTACCGGAGTTCTCTATGATCTTACAAACTTGCCTAGACAAGTGGGTTATGGCAAGCTAACAACAACTTCTACTACACCTGTAACTATAACCGGATCTGTTCCTGTTCCTATTACGGGCAATACGCGATATGTATTTAGTGGGTGGGTTGAGCACCTAAACAATGCCGCCACAGTTTCCACAACTATTACATGGAAAGATCGCTTCTACAACACTATTTCAACAACCTCTGCGCCTACCGCTACAACTACCACCACCTCGTGGCAAGAGTTTACTAGCAAGTCTGACTCAGGTAGAAACGGTCAGCTCGCTCCGGTTAACGCTTTCTTTGCCACCATCATTATCACTGTCACACCAAGCTCTTCATCTTCTAGCAGCTACCTATTTGATTACTTCCAATTAGCGGAGTACACAAAGAGCTTTGAGTATGAAGATGCTCGACGTGTTCGTGTAAACGTTCGCGGGCAAAAAGAAAACTACATGTCTAACCCAGACTTTGAATACGGACTTACCGGTTGGTCGGGGTATAACGGAACTCTTAGCATTGATAGTGGAACTTCCGCCGCGGTAGTGCACGGAACCTCTGCCGCACTATTAACCTCTACGGTATCTGGAACAGCCTCTTTTGTATCTGACTGGAATGCTGTTGATCCGGGAAGTACTGTTACCTTTAGCGGATATGTTATGGGCAGTGCCGCTTTGAACGCTACTGTCATGATTGAATTCTCTAGCCAAGCTAATACTACAACCCAGGCTACCGTACTCTCTGATAGTAACGGTCGTTACTACCCTACTACCGTTTACTCAGCTACATCATCGGCTCTCACATTATCTACTACAGCGACTCAACAGATCTATGTAACAGCAGTAGTGCCGCCTTATACAAAAGACTCGGGATGGCCTTTAGCTAAGGTAACCATCTCATTTGCAGGTGCCTCTGTTGGAACAAAGTTCTGGTTAGATGGGGCATTGTTAGAGGAGTCATTAACCCCTAGCCGATACTTCTCAGGCTCTGGTGGAATTGATCCTACCAACCCTAATAGCCAGACATATTACAACATTAACAATTGCCGCTGGGAAACTAAAAACATGTTTAACTACATGTCTAACCCATCGCTTGAAACCAACACTACTGATTGGTCTGCTATAACAGGAACCACAATTAGTAGGGTATCTTCTGACAACGGTTATACAACTGCCTATGATGGAACATACTTCCTTAAGGTAGCTTATGGAACTACACAATCTGTGGCAGCTGTTGCGTATCTTCCTTGGGCAGCGCTTGGTGGAGAAGACTTTACCTTCTCTGCTTACGTTCGAGGACCCGCAGGAACCTACACTCTTACTGGCCCTAACAGTTCTGGAACCGCCACGTTCATAGTTTCTGCTGCTAACGCTGGAGTATGGACAAGAGTTGCTGTAACCACCCATTTAATTGCCGGTCAAACAAGCGCTACATTTACAGTGTCATCAAACAACGGAACATACTTCCATATTGATGGTGCTCAAGCAGAGTATGGCCGTAGGGTTAGCCCATTTGTATCTTCTAGTGGTACATCTATTGTGGCTCTAAACAACCCGCTTACATCAGGTAAATACATCTATGCTTACCAAGGTGAGGCCGCTGGTGGAGGAAAGGGAAACTACCTCTACAACTACAACCTTAAGACAAACCGTTTGAAGGCTACCCTCCCACTTGTTGCTCCTATGGGATCTACTACAGCAATTAAGACAGGTATTGGAGATACAGGTTACCAGGAACTTACTGAGTCACTTATTCCTTCTGCATCCTTTGAGAAGGATCTTGGCTACTGGGTAGGTAACAACGCAACTCTATCCCGGTCTGTGAACCGAGGCTCTGTATTTGGAGACAACACTTCGCACGGTCAAGGGTACTGCAAGGTAACTACTGTTAACGGAACAGCTAACTTTGGAATCAGCACAGGTAAAATCTACATCACACCTAATGCAAGCTTCTACAGCTCTGTAGCTATCCGCCCTGAAACAGGTAGCGCTGGAACCTACACTTTTACCACCGTGTTCTACGACGCTAACAACAACGTTATCTATACAGGCACAACTAGCAGCAGCATTACCTTGACTACTCGTTGGGGCTTTATGTCTGTTACACATCCGGTAGGAAGTATCGTAGGATCTGCTTACGCAATCGTAACTGTAACCTGCGCTCCTACCTCTTTTGCTTCAGGTCAAACCTTTGATATTGACCGAGTTGTGTTCCGCCAGTAGTCTGTGGTAGAGTCTTTATATGGACACTATATTAATTTCGGCACTGGCAACAGCTTGCATACTATCTGCTGTTGAGGCATTCTTAATCTCTGTTGGTAAATGGCGGGGGTTATTAGCTATTGTACTCAGCGTTATATTTTGTCTAACCCTCATCGTAAGATTGAGGTTTCTATTCCCGTACATACTTGCATCTACCTTCATAGGGCTTACATTGTCTTTGCTTGTAGAAAAGATCTTTACGGGACTGCCTAAGGGGAATTTGCCAAACCGCATACCGCCGAGGTAGACTATTTAAAGAGGGGGCAATATGAGATCACCGTATTCGAACCCTTACCTGTCTGCACGGGCTAAGGGAATCTTTGCGTACTATGCTGAACTGGGTCGTCCAGTATCAGCCGATGAAATGTCTGCCGTCATGCCTGAGGGGCGTGACGCTATTCAGGCTGCCATAAACGAACTTCGTAAGGCAGGCTATGTCATCACTACCCGAGAACAAGTCAACGGTAAGTGGAGCAGCTATATAAAATTTACAGAAGCGACTAGAAAAATGTTGGGCACCGACACCGGATTTTCAGTACTCGGTGAAAAACCTGCTTTTACGCAGGAAAATGGTAAAAGCCCTGGTCAGACCGACAACGGATTTTCAGGGCTCTTGTCTGTCTATAGTCAATCAACTATTAATAGTAATACTACAGATATATATCCTATAGTAGAACTACTACGTAGTTCTACTATATCGAGGATTTCATCCTCGACTGAGAAAGGAGTTGAAATGCCGTGGGATCTTGATGGAGAAGAAACCGCTGACGGTGAGTTCCACAGTAAGTCTCAAATGCGTAGGGTTAAGATTATGCGTGAGGCGGAAGAGGCTACTGGAGCCGTAGGCAAGATTGAAGACAAGGCCGCTATGCGTAAGGCTAAGTACGCAGGCAAGGGGTTCACCACAGCTCCACTAGAGCATCGCAGGAATAAGCCTGAGGAAGACGGGAACACAAAGGACCTAGTCTCAGAGTTTGCCTCGCTGCTTAACGACAGCACCGCGGGTGAACTTACGATGCAGTTGAACACACAGCAGTTAGCTATCTGGATTAATCAGATGATTAAGAAGGGCGCTACTAGAACTCACATGCTAGCGGCAATCAGAATGTTCTTTGATGATCCTCGCAATCTAAACGACGCAGGCATCGGAGCTCCTCTGTGGCGTAGGTTCATTGGTTTCTATCAGAGCGTAGAAGGCAAGAAGCTTACAGAGGAAAAGGTTGTCTACGAAGATGAAGCCTTTCTGGCTCATCAGGCTAAGATGCTCAAACTACTAGGAGGGGGTAAGTAATGTACGATGTCACCAAAGAGTCGCCTACAGTTAGGCACGCTCTAGTCCGTGCTCAGGTACCTATAAAGACCTTGGGTATGGAGTTCTCAGACCTGGACGATTCCAAGGCCAAGACCGTGGCCGAAAGTTGGGTCAGTACAGTCCAGTCTGGAATGGTCATTAAAAGCCCTGGAAGCCCCTCTAGCGGCCTTGGACTCCTATTGGTAGGGGAACCAGGTCACGGCAAGACTACAATGGCTTCTGTGGCCCTTCAAAGCCTTATTAGGACCATGCCCTTTTCTTCCAGCGTAGCGGGGATCTTCTTGGACTATCCAAAGTTCCTCCGCCTAGAGAAAGAGTCGTGGGGTGACAAGGAGACCAAGGAGCTGATGGATCAGATCTACGGAGATGCAAAGTACTCCATTCCGCTTTTTGTCTTAGATGATTTAGGCAAAGAGTACAGAACTCAAAACGGTTGGTCAGAGAATGTATTTGATGCGTTGTTACGTTCACGCTTCAATGCAGGCTTACCAACAATCGTAACTACAAACGTACCTATCACAAAATGGAGAACTACGTATGGTGAAGCTATGGAAAGTTTTGTCCATGAAGCGTTCGTATCAGTTGTTGTAGAATCAGAGAGTGGGGACCGCCGCAAATGAAGAAAGAGAAAACCTTGAACTGGATGATCACTCAGATCTTTTTATCTGACACAGGGGTTCATGAAGTGCATGTCAATAACCTTTCACATAAGTTGCGTTGCAACTGTCCGGGTTTTGAAACTCGTGCTACATGTAAGCATGCGCGTTTTGTACAAACACGTATGGATAAGAACGGTGGCATCTATCCTGTAGAAATCTCTAACCGCGTAGATAGGGACACTAGCATCATGGCTAGCGAAGATCCTGTAGCGTTTAGAAACCTATTGATTAGCTACGGCAAGATCGAAGCGTTGTAAGTTATGCGCGGGGGCGACATATCAAATGAGATCCCTATGCGGGTATTGGTTACTTTAGACTGTTTACTTGTTAGAGAGCCTAAGGTTAACAAGGTGCTTGGCATATCGGTTCCTTATATAGAGACCACGTACAATCGGCAAGCGCTATCTCATTTCTGGAGATTCAGAGATAACTATGAGTACGTGCTAGAGCTGGTTGGCTTTGAGATGCCTCAGAGCAGCATGGATAGGGTGCTAGAGGATTTAGATAATCTTGGCACCAACCCATTTAACTACGCTAAGGCGTACAACGTAGTGGCAGATCTTGTAGCTGAACTGCCCTATCGTCCAGAAGTAAAGCACGTTATTGATATCCCGGATCGTGGGCTACGATACGGTCATTGGTATTTAGAACAGGGGGCAACAAATGGCGGCAAATAACGAAGAGCGTTTGCTATCCAAGGCTATACGAGATAGAAATATAAAGCCTTTAATTGAGTGCGGCGTTCAAGAGGATTGGTTCTTTAACGACCTCAACCGTCAGGTGTGGAAGTTTATTGTCAAGCACAATGAGAAGTACGGCGAGGTTCCTACTGCCGTAACTTTCAAGGACAACTTCCCTACCTATACTCTGCATGCGGTAGAAGACAATATCGACTACCTTCTAGACCAGCTTATTGAGTACCGCAAGCGTCAGAAGACTATTGATGCGCTTCTAGATGCTCAGCAGGCCGTGGCTCAGCAAGACCACAATGCCGCTCTACAGACCATGGTTCAGGCAGCTCAAGTCTTGATGAACGACGGAGTTCGTGAGTCTCTCGACGAGAACCTCAGCGACGATCCTATGCAGCGTTATGATGAGTACATGTCTATCAAGACACGTCCTAACGGCTTGCTTGGTTTGTCTACTGGCTTTAACACCATTGACAAGATTACTTCAGGAGTTATGAAGCAACAGCTGTGGACAATCGCGGCACCTCCTAAGACTGGTAAGTCAGTGCTTGCAATGCAGATGGCTATCAAGGCTCAGGATGAGAACCAACGTGTCATGTTCCAGTCTTTTGAAATGACTGCTCGTGAGATGAAGACTCGTTACGATGCTATGCGTTCACACATCTCACACCAGCGCTTGACCATGGGAGCTCTTAAGTCTGATGAAGAAAAACGTTATCTCGATCACCTAGGTATCGCTCGTGATGATTTCTGGATGCCGGACACGGTAGCTTCTAGAACTATCACAGGTCTCTGTGCAAAGGTAGAGAAGTACGAGCCGGACATTTTGTTTGTTGACGGTATGTATCTTATGTTTGATGAGGAAACCGGCGAGACAGAGTCAGAGCGTTCTCTTCGCAGTCTTACTCGTTCTATGAAGCGTGTGGCACAGCGCTACAACATTCCCGTTGTGGTTAGCACCCAGACTCTTCGCTCTAAGATGCGTGGCGGAAAGGTAACGGCAGATTCTATCGGCTACACCTCATCGTTCTTGCAGGACTCAGACATTGTTCTAGTTCTACAACGTCAGGATGAAGATGATGATTCATCTCGTTCTCTAACAGTGGCAGCAAGTCGTATTTCAGGTATGGGATCCACAGATCTACTGTGGGATTGGGAGGAGGGTCGTTTTGAAGAGTACGCAGCCTTTTCAAATATCCAGTCCATTTGATGGGACTCAACTATGTGTAACCTACAGCACTGACATCTTTTATCCTGATACCTATGAGGATGCGGATGTTGCTCAGGCTAAAAGCATCTGCAACGATTGCTGGATGAAAGATAAGTGTTTATCTTTTGCTCTGTCTAATCGTGAGTCTGAGGGCGTATGGGGCGGGACTACTCCTCGTGAGCGTCGCCGTATCCTTAGAAGGAAAAAGAAGTGATTGATCTTCGGGGTGAACCTACCCATGTCTGCATATGCGGTTCCATGCTTTGGAATGTGCAGGCAATGTTTGAAGATTACGAAATCTCTATGTACATGCTAGATATGGAGTGTGCGCTCTGTGGCTCTAAGGCCACAGCGCCCACGCTTCCTGACAAGCCAGGTTGGGTACGTGATGAGTAAGCGTGGGGACAAAAAAGAATACTGTAGCGATTGCGGTAACTGGGCTACAGATTGCGAGACTGTTATAGTTTACGGTGCTCCTGAAAAGGTGTGCGGAAAATGTAGGAGGAAATAATGTACAGTGAAGGCTCAGTAGAGGGCGTCCTACTAACTCTTGGCATTGAGACTAACCAACGTGGCGATGAGCTTCTTGGTCTATGCCCAATGCACCTAGAGCGCACAGGCAAGGAAGATAGCAACCCATCATGGTCCATGAATGCAGAGACCGGAGTTCACCATTGCTTCTCCTGTGGCTATAAAGGAACTCTGCTTACCTTGGTTGCTGAGATCAAGGAGTTCACAACCCAGTGGGGCAATACAGACTTTGATGCTGCCAAGGATTGGCTACGCAACAATATCGAGGTTAACTTTGAGTATCTAGCTAGGCAGCTGGAAGAGGCTAGGAACTCTTATGTTCCTATCCCAGTCCCAGTATCCATGAGTGAGGCCAGACTTTCGATTTTCGAAAGTACCCCACCTGATTGGGCATTGTCTGCTAGGGGTCTTACTGAAGAGGGCTGCGTCCTTTACGGCGTTAAGTGGAATCCAGCAACAAATTCTTGGATCACACCTATCCGTAATCCTAAGAGCTTTAGTCTTATGGGTTGGCAGGAGAAGAGTCAGACTCAAAGGTTGTTCCGTAATCGTCCTACCGGTGTAGCTAAGTCTAAGACTTTGTTTGGCATTGAGCGGTTCAAGGGCGGAACTATGATTGTAGTTGAGTCTCCTTTAGACGCTGTACGTCTAGCATCATTGGGAATTCAAGGAGGCGTTTCAACCTTCGGTGCGTCTGTAAGCAACGAGCAGATCCAGTTGATGAAGTCAGCAGATAAACTGATCCTTGCTATGGATAACGATGTCGCGGGTAAGAAAGCGTCGTTAGATCTTCTTACACGTACACGCAAAGAAGGCATGGAGTGCTGGTTCTTAAACTATAAAGATACAGAGTTTAAAGATCTTGGTGACATGCCAGAAGATTTGGTACACTATTGTATAGAGGGTTCAAAACATTCGGTGTTCGGGGAGGCGGCATTTTTATGACACACGATGCGTTGTTATTCAAACTCCGCGAGGCGGATGATTGGTACCACGATCAAGAGATTGTTGCAGAACTGTACGTTTATCTTAAAGCCATCCGCGCAGTAGTGGAATTGCACAAGCCACATCTATTTGGTGTTGGAGAGGTTATTTGTTCGGGCTGCTCAATTGGGGCGGAATGGGCAGTTTCTTATCCCTGCGACACCATTCAGACTATTGAGAAGGGGTTAAAATGATTATAGGACTATCAGGATATGCACAATCAGGTAAAGATACAGTAGCTAAGTATCTTGTAGAGCAACGTGGCTTTAAACGTGTAGCTTTTGCCGACCCTATTAGGGATTTGCTTTATGAGCTGAACCCTATTATCAGCACAGTGGCCAGTGAACCTATGTACCTTCGTGGTCGTGTAGACCGTGATGGATGGGATGAGGCTAAGAAAAGCCCAGAGGTTCGTAGGCTGCTTCAAGTGCTTGGCGTAGGAGCTAGAACTGTTATTGACACCGAAATTTGGGTAGCCAAAGCTCTTAGAACCATGTCAGATGAAGGCAACTACGTTATTACAGATGTCCGTTTTCAAAATGAAGCTACCACACTTAGACTAGCTGGGGCAGAAATCTGGCGTGTAGAGCGTGCCGGTGTAGATGCTGTCAACTCCCACGTATCAGAGCATGACTTAGATAACTGGGAGTTCGATGCCTATATCCATAACAACTCTACTATTGAAGACCTAGAGTTTTCAGTTAAGACTAGATTGTTGGCCCGTCTTTAATGTTTACTGGAACACTTTTACCGTATCAGGTTGAGGCCGTAGAGGCCATGGTAGACCGCAAGAAGATGCTTGTGGCCTACGACCTTGGCCTGGGTAAAACTGTTCTTACTATTGCTGCAATTGAGCAGCTAAAAGACTTTGAAGAAATCCAGGAACCTGGTATTGTAATCTGCCTATCCTCGTTGAAGTATCAATGGGCCGAACAGATTAGGAAGTTTACCGGTGGTGATGCAAACCCTTTGGTCATTGATGGAACCAAAGCTCAAAGAGAGCAACAGTATCAAGAAGCCCTTGACTGGGGTACTTCCCTCGTTGACTATGTCATTATCAACTATGAACAAGTTGTTAACGACTGGGAATGGGTATCCAAACTCGCAAGAGGGTTTATCGTCTGCGACGAAGCTACCGCAATAAAATCATTTAGATCTAAAAGGTCTAAGCACGTCAAGGATTTAAGAAGCCCAGTTAAGTTTGCGCTTACGGGTACACCGATTGAAAATGGCAAGCCAGAAGAGCTTTACAGCATCATGCAGTTTGTAGACTCTACGGTGCTGGGTCGCTTTGACCTATTTGATAAGACCTTTATTGTTCGCAACCACTTTGGTGGGGTAGAGCGTTACCGTAACCTGCCTACCCTAAACACAACCATGTCTAAGGCCAGCGTACGTAAACGCCAACAGGATCCAGACGTAGCTCCTTACCTACCTACAACTATCTTTGCTGAACCTATCCGTGTCCCATTTGATAGGGCAGGAGTCAAGCTTTATAACCATGTGGCAGGAGAGATCCTAACTGACCTAGAGGACGCGATAGATAGCTATGGCACCTCCTTTGACCTATTCTCGCACTATTCCGGGGATAAACAGAACGAAGCTGCCAACGCTGTTAAAGGCAAGATCATGTCTAAACTAACAGCATTAAGAATGCTGTGTGACAGCCCAGAGCTATTTGATACCTCAAACTCTGGATACATAGATGCACTAAGGGAAGCAGGCAGATTGGACAAAGTGTCTAAGTCACCAAAGCTAGCCGCTCTTAAGCAGTATGTGGATGACTTCCTAGACCAGAATGATCAGAACAAGGTAGTTATATTTACTAGCTACGTACAGATGGTTGCCTTGATTAGAAAACAATTACAGCACGCTTCGGCGGGATATACAGGAGAGATGGATGCAAAGACTAAAGAGACTGCTAAGGTCTGGTTTCAAACTGATCCAGGTTGTCGTATTCTTGTGTCTAGTGATGCCGGTGGCTACGGGGTGGATCTTCCTCAGGCTAATCTACTCATTAACTATGACCTCCCGTGGAATGCGGGCCTCGCTCTACAACGCAATGGTCGCATTCGCAGAGCTAGTAGCACTTGGCCTTCCATCGTAATTCAAGACTTCTTGATGGAGGGGTCTATTGAAGAGCGTCAACATGACATGCTTCTTCAAAAGAACTCAGTAGCTGATGCCATTATGGACGGAGAAGGCATAGATGATGCTGGAGGTATAGAGTTAAACTTAGGTAGTCTTAAGGCCTTTTTACAACAAAGTATGGTCTAAACTTATATCACTATGCCAAACGCACCTAAGACCCCAACCCGCACCATCCGGGTATCAGATGAGCTCTGGACCGCTGTCAAAGACAAGGCTCAGATAGATGGCCGTACAGTTACGGATGTCATTATTGCTGCCCTAAAGGAATACATAAAGGGCGTGTTGCCGGAGTAAGAAATCTGTGGTAATATATTTAATAGGGGGGTAAATAATATGCCAAAAGTTATTCACA